GTATACAGTATGTTGGTTGTGTCTGTGTCTTTCTCCGATATGCGGAGATAGTCATACAGATCATCGGTTGTTATTTGCGATACCGATTGAATGTTCTGCATCTTACGCCTCGTAACTACCCGTAACTCCGAGAATGGTTACATCCTTCTTGATGTTCCCTGCAACAAGGTTTTCGTCTACCACCTGCGCGGTTGCGTATGCGGTAACATCGGTTTCAGCCGTGTCCGTGATGTTGATGTTTCCGGTCGGAGTGATGAGCGTGAACTCCTTTGCTAAACCGTCAGAGATAAACTTTGCTCCGACTTCATCGGAAACCGAAATCACCTGACCTTTTGCAACGGAAATCAGCTCGCCCGTGTCATTGTCACGAACTGTGAAAGGAATAGTTGCTTCAATCTTCATTTTTCTTCCCCTTTCTCTTTGGTTTTGCAACCGCTTCGTGCTTTTCGGTTGACTCATACGGTACGATGTACCCTGCTTTCAGCAGATCATCGGCAAGGGATTGATCGGAAATCTCTCCGATCTTTCCCTTTGCCATGTTGATCTGACCAGAGAAAGAGATCGTTGCTAAATACAGCATATCTCTCGTCTCCTTTCTTGTTTACGATGCCGCCATCGTCAGCTTTGCGATCTTCTGCTGATCCTCGACCGTTGCATCCATCTCGAAGAAGCCGATAACGCCGTCAGCGTGTTCGTCAGCATAACGCTCACGAAGCACCTGAATATTGATGTCTTCGGAGAACTTCGTTGCAAGCCCCTTGAAATCTCCGTAGTAGATAACGTTCTTGCTTGCCGCGATCTCCGGCATATTGTCGGAAACGTACACGGGCTTGCCAAGAAGGGAAGTGCCGAACGGGGTAGACACATCATCGTTCAGGAGATAACGCCCCATCTCGTCCTTGAGGAGACGGAGAGCCGTTCTCGTAGCAGGAGACATGATCCAGATCGCATTGCTCTGATAGATGTCCTTCACCTTGTCATGAAGCTTGATGACCTCGTCTGCGGTGATCGCCGTTGCGCTTGCCGCCGTCACGCCGTTCGTCAGAGCGGACAGACCTTTTACTTTGGTGAGCGGAGCGCTCGGATCAAGAAGCTCCTTCTCGATGAAGCGCGCGATGGAAGTAGCCATCAGATCGATCACATGGTCAACGATGTTGAACTGTGAGTTGTTGATGAGACTTCTGGAAACCTTCACAAGCGCACCAGCAAGGAAGCCCGTCAGAGAGATCGTGGACTTGAACTCACCAACGTGAGAAGCAAGCGCAGAGAACTCCGTAGCGTATGCAACCGTGATGTGATCTTCCGGAGAAGCATCATCATAATACGGGATCGTCAGCGTTCCCTTGACATTATACTTGCTCGATCTCTCAAGCACCGGACAGATGTCATACACCTTCTTGATGATCTTGTTTGCGATCGTTGCCGGTATAACCGCGCCGTTGTCGCCCTTCGTCAGATTCGTGTCGCGCTCGTTCAGCGTTCCGCGAATGTACGCTTCAAATGCTGCTCTCTCCTGCATCTCGTTCATGGATCTCTTTTCCTCCTCACTGGGTTTCTCTTCGGTCGGCTCTTCGTCCGGCTTCGCTTCTGCTTCAGGCATCTCACGGAAGTCATCATCAAGTCCGAGTGCTTTCTTGATCGCCTTGACATCATCGCGGATCTCCGTGATCTCTGCCATCTCATCCTCGGTCAGCTCGCGCTCTTCCTTCTTCGCGGTAGCCGCGATGGACTCTGCACGAGTGATCAGATCGTTCTTCTTCTCTTCCTTTGCTTTTCTTTCCGCATCGGTAAACAGTTTCGACATGGTTTTTTCCTCCTTTTAGTTTTTCATGTCAGCGATGAGTCTGTCGACTTCATCATAATTCACTTTATTTTCCACAACCTCCGGCTCTTCCTTTGGCTGATCAGAAACTTCCTCGACCTGACGGATCTGCATCGCATCCTCGAACGTGTCGCCGTAAAATACAGACTTTTCATCAGATCTCACACACACAAGCGTTCCGTCATACGCAGGGATCGCTCTCTTGTCGAGTAGAGATACCTCTTCGAGATCCAAGTCTTTCACATCGCGGAGCGGAAGTCCGCTCTCATCGAGCTTCATGTCGACATCGCGGTCATAGAATCCGAAAGACCATCCAACAAGATCACCACGCTTCGCCGTCTCGACCACTTCCGGATCGGTGATCGTTGCTCTTGCCCGAAGTCCGATGTTGTCCTCTTCAAGCTCGAGATTGCCCTGCTTCTGTGATCCGAGAAGTTTGTCGGGATCATGGTTGAGCAGGATCTTCACATCATCGTTTCGCTTCAGAGCCTTGCCGAACGCACCCTTGCAGATCCGCTCTATGAATTGCCCCATCCGAGACCAGAGCGGTTTGCTGCGGCGTTCCACCGCATTGACATATCCCTCGATCTCGACCTTGTCGCCTTTGATCCTGATCTCCATTATGCCGCCCCTCCGACTTTCTGCCATGCTGCGCCGTCCCAATAATAGGTATCGTTCGTGTCTAACTCATGGAACTTGCTATTGACTCCGATCCCCTCTTCCGGTTTCGTGTCCTCGGATGTTCCTTCAAGCTCGACATAATCCGTTCCGTGGCATAATCTGTCTGTGATCATCGTTTTACCTCCTTTATGCGTCAGCGGAATTTCCGCTCTCGTCAAATTCTTTTGCAAGCTCATGACCTTCGAGCATCTCTTCGGTCTTTTGCTCCTCTTCCTCTGCTGCCGGATCTCCAATATCTCCGATCGTGTCCGTGTTCGGCGTGTAGTATATATGCTTGTCTACATCATAAAGCACCGCGCCGAGACCGACATTGATCACATCGAGACCGTCAATGTATTGCATATTCTCTGCTCTGCGGATCTCATTGAGTGTCATGAAGCCCGTTTCCTTTGCCAACTTGTATGCTTCATAGCGTTCTTTGATGTTGACTCGGACGATCTCCTTCACATCGAACTCAAAGAAGTGATTTTTCTTTTCCTTTTCCAGAAGCAGATCACGATTCAGAGCCGTCTCGAACGCTTTGATGATCGGATAAATCGCTTCCTTGAAGGTGCGCTCGAAATCGTTCGGGAAGATGTGGAAAAGCGCATTGATCTCGTCCGTCAAGGTCTTTTTGCTTTCGTTCATCTGTGTTTCAACCGCGCTATTCGATGCTTCCTGAAACTCTACGCCGTTATTCAGGACAACCACGTTCTCGGAGTTGTTTGAATACAGATTTTTCCACGCCCTTTTCAATGCCGTGATCTCATCGTTCGCAAGTTTGTGATTCGATTTTAAGAATCCGCGCTTGTTGCCGCCGATGGAGACCATCCCCAATTGATAGAGCAAAGTCTGATATGCCGTCTCGAGTGCTTTGGAGACCTCAACGGTCAGACCGACTCCAGATGCGCCGTCTTTTGTATTCCGCAGGAGCTTCAAGAAGTCATACGGCTGAAATGTGCCGACATTTTTCTCCGATCCCTTGTTATCGTAGCCGCCTACAAAGATCTGATACTGTTTGAAGATCGGCTCATAGACCTTCATGATCGTGATGTATCTGTCCTCGACATAATAGAGACCGCTCACATCGTTCCGAAACTTCTGGATGTAACAATAGCCGCCCTTACCCAATAGGTAATCTGTGACCATTGCCTTTTTCATTTGAAAGGCATCGAGAGTGTCTCTCGTGTCGCCGTTCAGAAGCACCACTCTCGGATCATCGCTCTTTTCTTCGACCTTTCCGTCTTTCACTTTGTAGAGCTTGACGGGCATCGATGCGACCGTGTTGGAAATGAAGTCAACCGCTCCATTGACCACCGGAAGAGTCATCACCTTTTCCCTTGTGATCGTCTCGGAGTTGATGAGTGCGTTCAGAAGCACATCGTCAACGATCGGCTCTTCCACCTTCGGCTCTTCTCTTTTGTTGAAAAAATCAAACAATCCCATCTCTGCTCCTAAAATGTCTGCACAAAGAAGTCGCTTCCGAAGATCACATCCTGCTGGAGTAGGTAGATCGCATTTATCAACCCGACTACCATGTCAACCTTGCCTTTCGACTTCTTCTTGTTGACATACAAGTTTTTGTTGTTATCGTGAACGCATCTCGCGTTCTGGAAGTTTATCTCGAGCATTGCGTTCGGCTCATACATGAACTCCTTGCTCAAGATCTTCTCTTTCAAGAGCTTTGTCGGTGGATGCAGGACGGATGAGTGTTGTCTGATCTCCACCGTGTTCAACCCTGCTCCTTCGAGTTTCTGTGCCGTTGAGAGTGCGTTCCAACGGTCATATCCGACCGCTTGTATCTGCACGCCCATCTTCTCCTCAAGTGAGAGGATGAAACTCTCGATCGATCCGTAATCGATCACGCGATCTCCGCACGCGATCACCTTGCCGTGTGCCATAAGGTCTCTGTAATTGACCTTCTCGCTTGCCGTTTTCTCCTCGATCCTATCTTCCGGAATAAACGCATACGAGTCAGCAAGGATTCTGTTTTCATCATCGACCGCCACGATGCCGACCGATGTGTTATCGTTTGACTCTGACAAGTCGAGTCCTACATAAACCACTCTCCCCGTCCAATCGATCTTTGCGACCTTGCACTCCTGCACATCCTTGACATCAACGAACGTTTCCGTTCCTGCGCCCTGATATATGATGTTGCAATGCTTGCAGACGAAGTTTTCTCTGTTGCTCTCGATCGCTATGGCTTTCGCCCGTTTCTTCAGCAAGTCCTCCCATATCTGCTCGTTTTCAAGAGCAACGGGATTCGCTTGCTTCAGGATCAGATCGTCCGTCTCCCATCCTTTGACCTTGTCTGGCTCATACAGCAGGGAGAAGATCGTCTCGTCCTTCTCCAACCCGTCAAGCACCTTCTTTGCATAGGCGACTTCCGTCTCGAACGGATTGTCTATTGTCGGGTACTTTGTCGAAATGATAAACCCGAGCTTGTTGAGGATGTTCAACTGTCCGCTTCGCATTGCTTCGATCGGATATGCGATCGGCAACGCCCCGACCTCGTCCGCGATGAAGGCGTTCGGCAGCTTTCCGTCCATCCTGCTTGTCGAGTATGACAACGGGATGTACTGTGTCTGCGTTGGCTTGAACATGATGTAATCACGCAAGACCTTGAAACGCTTGCCGCCCTTGTGTTCGTAGACCAGGGGCGATGACCTTATCGTCTCCGCAATGGCTTCACGGATCTCTCTTGAGAGTGATCCGTCCGGTGCTACTGAGTAAAACTTCGAGAACTGCGGCTCGGTCAAAAACAATATGATGAAGATCGTTGCGATCGTGTATGTCTTAAAGTTTTTGCGGCAGATCTCAAGCACTCCCGTTTCATATCTCCGCTTTTTCGGATTTTCACGATGCACTACGCAGAGGATCGCGGTGTAAAATAACCATTGATATCCCGTTGTGCAATCGTAGAGTGCGCTTCCTGCTCTCAAGCCTTTCGGCATCACCAAGAGCTTCAGGATGTTCTCGATCTGTTTGACCTTCTGGTCGCTAACGATGTATTTTTTGTCTTTCCCTTCACAAATACGCATGAAGTCGCGCATTTGTGCTTTAACATACTTCGGCGTTGTCTTTGCTTTAACAGAAACCTTGCAAAAATCGTAGGCTTTACTTGCCATCATCCTCACCGTTGATCATTTCCATCAGCGGATCGGTCTCTTCGGCTTCAAGATCGGCATTGAAGTTTTTCAAAATCCTCATAAGTGTTGCAACCGTCTTGTTCGCGGAGTCTGTTGTTCTGTTGTAATCAGAAACCGCAGGATTTGTGTAAAGATTCTTTCTCCCCTTCACATATTCCTTGCTGACGAGCATCCCTTCTTCCTGAATTGCCTTCTCCAACTCCTCGAGGATCTGGAGCTGCACCTGATACCGCTGAAAAGTGGTCTCAAAGAAGTAGTTGCTCTGAAGTCCGGCTTCTTCCGCGATCCGAAGGATCTCTTTTGCTTGTTTCTGTAATTTTTTCTGTTCCATAGACAACGCACCTCATTATTTTCATTTCATTTTTGCGTTTTTTCTCGTTTTGCAGGATTTTATTCATTTTTTTCTTGCTTTTTTGCCGTTTTTCTTATGATTCACGTCCAAAAAAGCCCGAAAATTCAACATTTTTGTGCTTTATAG